TTGAAAACCATGCCCTTCCAGAGGATGTGATGGTAGAGATGGCGGATTGGTGTGTCAAGGAGATGATTGACAAAGGCGTGCTGCCCAACGAACCAGAGTTAGTTAACCTAGTCATGAGGAGCTACAAATGAGCACACGATCCGATTGGGCAGTAAGATCCCGTGAATTGGGTGGAAGATATGGCGTCGAGGTTGGCATGATGGCTGGCTCTGGCAACCCTGTGTCAGTCATGGCTGCCTTTGACAATTTCTCTGTCAAAGTCAACCCTAAACCACCGCTCATAGCTGAATTTTTGTGGTCCATGGGTCCCTCATTCACAGTCTTCAATCAGTATGTGAACATTGGTGGTTTGCTGCCAGATGGCATGATCACGGGAAAAATCATGCCTAAAGTAACGGGTGACACCAGAGAGGACATGTCCATGTACCCAGTCGTGGGTTCTGGTATGAATTATGGTCCTGCGGGTGATTCACCTGCCAGTGTCTATGTGAGAGTGACCGGGCCTGGTGAGTATGCATCCACAACCCAAGAGCTCAAGGCCAGATACCGTAATGACCGCTGGGGAGAGGCCTATGATCCGGACAGCTTTGACCACTGGATGGCCCATGAGATGGAGATCGACCCCATGGACGATCTTGATGTTGAGACACTCATGAGACTCTTCACTGAGCAGTATGGCATTGAGGTTCCCATGAGGGAGGTCATGGCCAAGGTTGCCTATGACAAATGTGTGGAGAAAGGTAAGGCCATCGACCAGTTCTGGCCCTACGTTGAGGGAACCAGCTACGAGGACAAGTTTGTGAGACTGATGACTGGAGCTAACCTGTTGGACAGCAAAGTTTCCCAGTCAATCGACAAAATTCTTGGGCTGTGACCCCACATAGGTTCTAGGTAACCTATGCCAAAGCATGTCATCTATCTGCCAAACGGTAAGGCCTTCGAAATCAAGACAGATCCTGACACAGACGTAGCAAAGATTCGTGACTTCATGGCCCAGGCCACTGCTGTGAATCTTGATGTCATCAGTGAGGGGAAAAGCGGATCACTGCTCCTGTGGGGTGATGTACTGAAGAACTCCTACATCCTTGTTGTTAACCAATGATCCATGACGAGACCTACTTGGGTCTCCTTAGGAAGGTCCTACAGGAGGGAAAGCCCAAGAAAAATCGGACAGGCGTGGACACCATTGGTGTCTTTGGAGCCCAAGCCAGGTTTGATTTGGCTGAGGGATTTCCCTTGCTGACCACCAAGAAGGTCTTTTTCAAAGGCATCATTCATGAGCTGCTCTGGTTCATCAGTGGCAGCACCAACATCAAGTACCTGGTGGATAATGACGTCCACATCTGGGATGACTGGGCCTACCAGCGTTACTTAAAAACCCCTGAGTTTGATATTGAGGGAAGAGCTGGTACCTTGATCAAGGTACCAGTGCAAAAACTTTCTCAGCCTAACTTTGTCAAGGAAATCAAAAATTCCTCAGACTTTGCGAATCGTTGGGGTGACCTAGGCATGGGCACCTACGGTGGCATGTGGCGGGCTTTTCCCTTCTACAACGACTACGAGACCATCGCATCAGCCAATGGATTTGATGCTCTTGACACCGTTGACCAGCTGAAGAAGGTGGTTGGCAAACTCAAGACCAATCCAGATGATAGACGCATGATCGTCTCAGCTTGGCATCCCTACTGGGTGGATCACTGTGCCCTGCCACCATGCCATGTGCTGTTTCACTTCAACACAGAGGTGCTCTCAGATGGTCGACGCAAGCTCAACTGCTTGCTGTACCAGCGCAGCTGTGATCTCTTCCTGGGTGTGCCATTCAATATCGCCAGCTACGCTCTGCTCCTTCAGATGATGGCACACTGTGTGGACATGGTGCCTGGTGAGTTTATCCACACCTATGGTGACCTCCATCTATACCAAAACCACATAGACCAGGCCAAGCTACAGTTGACACGGGCTCCATTCACATCTCCGTATGTCACGTTGAATCTTGCAAAGACAGACCTTTTCAGTTTCAATTTTGATGACATTCAGCTGGTTGGTTACAGCAGCCACCCAACAATTAAGGCTGAAGTGGCAGTATGAGAATACTAGTCAAATATCCCACAAAGCACAGGTGGAATCAGTTTAAGGAAAACTTCCAAAACTACATCTTTACTTGTGAGGATCTTGACAAGGTTGATTTTCTAGTAACAGTCGATGAGGATGATCCCTGGCCGAAGGATCTATCAAGAGACTACGGGTCTAGAAGCAGTCCAAAAAGAATTGGGCTGACAGTGACACCACCCAAGGGGAAAATTGCAGCCATAAATCATGGTATCTCACCGGATGGGTGGGACATTCTTGTAGCAGTGGCTGATGATATGATTCCTCATCAGGGTTGGGATGCTCAGATCAGAGAAGACATCAAAGAAAACCCATGGGCGTGGATGATCAATTACAATGATGATCCACGTTTAGGAGATCACTGGCGTGATCTTATCACACTGCCAGTGATGACCAATGAATGCTACAGGTACTTTGGTTGGATCTACAATCCAGTCTACGAATCAGAATGTTGTGACTGTGAGCAGACAGAGATACTGAGCAGCATGGGTAAGCTAGCCCATGTGAACAAGCAACCAATCAAGCATGAATGGTTCAAATACCAGACAGATGAGTTGACGAGAATCAACTCAGAGGCAGGAAGAAGAGACAACTTAATCTACAAAGAGAGAAAAGCCAGAGGCTTCAAAGACTAGGAAACTCCAGCTTCTTTGTATGTCATCTTTACAGCGCCTGAGTCAATCAGGCGTTTTCTGTTTTTGAGATGAGCTTCTGATACCAGGGCCTTGTTCTCACCCAAGTATTTTACCGCAAGTCCACTCTCAATCATGATGTCATTAAGAGACTTACTGGTGTCGTTGGGATTTAGTATGTCACCCAGGATTCGGCCAAATTTCTCAGTGGAATCACTCAGATAGGTGCGAACTATCACCTGGTTTTGGCATTTATCAACAAATCCTTTGACAAAATCCTTGCTGTGAAGACCAAATACCTTTTCAACCTTGTCAGCAGTACGACTCTCAGGCGTGTCAATGCCATTGAATCTAACCTTTTGGTTAGCTAGGACCACATCAAAGCCCAAGTCGATATCTACAACAATGGTGTCACCATCCACCACTTGTCTAACTCTGGCATGGTACTCAAATGGCATAAATCAGACAGTTACTTCTTCAAACTCAAGATCAATGTCTTCACCCTCTTGAGAGTGAAGATCAACAAGTTCTTGGGCAAGCTGTATAATTGAACGGCCAATTTGAGCGCTGCGATTATCTTGCGGAGCAAGTTCATGAGGTTCTCCTAGATTTACCTTGTTAGACTTGGGTTCAGTTTGAAAAGAGACGGCTAGCATGTCATTGATGACGTCATCAATGTGCTCCTTCACACTCTTCTTGCCACGACAATGCCACTTCTTTCTGCTCAGACAGTTTGGCTTGTTTCTGTCTTTGCCAGCACAGTCATAGCCAGCCTTCTGGGAAATTCCATAGGAGCGGGCACAGTAAGAATCACCAGCTGAGGTGCCAGGTTTGATTTTGTAGCCTTTAGCTCCATATGAAACAGTACGCTTTCTGCCTGTCTTAGAGTCTGTGTAGCTCTTTGAGAATTTTTTGCCTTTGGCTGGCATAGCAAGGTAACTACTGGTTAGGGATAGGAGACTGACCCATGAGGGGTAGTCAACACAAAAGGACCCATGACTACATTTGCAAGGAAGTTACACTCAGTGGGTTTTATGACATTGACACTATATGTAACACCAAACATAACAACTGTCGTCTGATTAGAATGGAAACCATCACCCACTATAGTCACATAGAGCGAATCTGACTGAACAACATAGGTGATAAGAGGTGTGTCATTGGGCTCTCTAACACCAAATGTGCCAATATTTGTACCACTTACAGTCACTATGTAATTTCCATCTGGCACCGATGGGACCAGAAATGCTGCAAATGAATCTGTCAAGGTTTCTGGAATTATTGGTGTTTCACCAAACATAAATGTTGCGTTCAATAGCAAACGACCAACAATCTCCACATATGTTCCAATAGGGCCATAAGTCCCGCTGAGTGTGGCTGTGCCCTGCCACACTGACCCTGGATCTGGACCCCACTTTTGGAAAAAATATGTGGCCATATTTTGAACATCTTCCAAAGTACAATCGTACCAAGACGATGTGGTATAACCCAGATCAATTTGGACTCTGGCAAATCTGTTGTTTGTCAGAGTAATGATAACATGCTGCAGGCCAAAGTTGTCATCACTTTGGAAAACGTGTGTCTGTGGGCTTGTCCACACCAACTTCCAAAATTGAAACTGGTACGTCTTTTTATCGACGGCGTATTGAATCTGCTCAGTCGTCAGCACAAGATACTTACGCGAGTAGTTAGGCCATGCGAAAGACTACATCGCTGAGAATTCTAGGCGAATCAGAGGGATCCTACGACATTGATGACCAACCTCGCATCGCCACACCCAAGAGTGTGAAGGAAGTTCCCAAGAGCTTTTTCAAGTATACAGTGTCTGGCCCACAATTCCGCCCTGTGGGTGATGTTACATTGACAGACAGTCTCACACCTGGTGCTTACAAGATTGGCCATGATATGAGTGGCATGTTCCTGGAGCAAATCCAACCAAACACTGATGAGATGATGGTGTTTGAGGATTCACCCATGCACAAGGCTGTCAACGAGATTGCCACATTCTGGGAGCGTAAGGAGCACTACAAGAAGTTGGGATTGATGCAGTCACGTGGCATCATTCTCTATGGTCCCCCTGGATCTGGCAAGAGCTTGGCTCTTCAGCAAGTTGGTGAGGCCATGGCCAAGAATGGAGATATCGTGCTGATGGCTAACTCTCCAGATCAAATTTCCAGCGCTCTGGGTGCTGTCCGGCAGATTGAACCTGAACGTCGTATTGTGGTTACCTTTGAGGAGGCTGATGAGCTGGCCTCCTATGACGAGCGCACACTGCTTCGTCTGATGGATGGTGACCTTAAGGTTGACAGAGTTTGCTACCTTGCCACGACAAACTACATCGATCGTCTATCACCAAGACTGCAACGTCCTGGTCGTTTTGACAAGCGTATCTATGTGGGTCCGCCCAAGTTTGAACACCGTCTGAAGTACCTCAGCCACAAGCTCAAGGGCCTTGCTGAGGACTCACAGATTCAGGACATGGCCAAGAAGACTGAGGGACTTTCCTTTGGTCACTTGCGTGAGCTGATCGCCGGAGCTTTTGCTATTGGCGACCCAGTGGATGACGTCATCATGCGTCTGCGTGACTCCAGAAACATCAAGGAGTCTAAGAAGACAGGTGTGGTGAATCGCATCATTGGCTAACATGCCTATCTCAAAGAAACAACTCGCACCTGTGGTGCAATCATTCAAGGCCAAAGCAGAGACGCTACGGCCTGATAATGGTTTGCAGAATGCCATGGGTCCACAATCTTGGCAGATTCAAGTGGGTCGTGCGACACAAGACTTTGAGAACTATCTGTCACGTATTGCCAATCGCATTCTAGGTCGCCTAGAAAAAGGTGATTATGCTCCTCCCTCAGCGATGAACAATCGCAATCGTCCCATGGACACAGACGATGACAAGAAAGAGCTATCCAAGATTGGAACTAAAGCCACGCGAGACATCTCAAAGATTTTGGGTGTATGAGCACCATTGATTTCATTGTATCATTCGTCTGTGAGGCCAAGCCCAAGAATGTCCAGGGAACCCACAGAACACCCTCGTGGTTAGGACGTGTCCCTGTTGAGGATGTGCCAGCAGTGATGCGATTCTTAAAGAATCAAGGCACTAAAGCGAGAATTGTCTACAGAGACAAATCTGGACAAAACAGATATGCTCGAGACAAGTACAGAGGCCGATGGGTTTCTGGTTGGGCTCACAAACAGGATGCCACACATGCTGACATCTATGAGCAACCTCCTGGCGAAATATCATCACAACACCGTGTGGGTGGATATGACCTGATGATGAAAGCAGCGCAGGACCGAGAAATCAAGTCTGCTCTGAATGGCAAAAAGACGAGTAACCCAAGGGTACTCAGTGCTCTGGCTGAAAATCCAGCCCAGGCTTACACGTATGCAACAAAGGCCTTGAAAGCACGCTGGCCAGAGGCTGAAGAGAAGATTGCCAAGTCCAGCCTAAAAGACTTGTACTTGAAGAGATTCCCAGAGGCCAGGACAGAGTGGACTATGAATGGTTGGCTAGACTGGCTGGATCTCTAAAATAGGCACTCATAACGAGTGCCTTTACTCTTCGTGTCTGGTCCCAAGACTGGGAACACATACTCATATCCACGAATCTTCTCTAGCTTTTCCAACAGGGCTAGACCATTCTTTTTCAGTCGTGGGTGTTGTCTGTCGATAAACATCACGATCTCACATTCATTCTTGCCAGTCTTCTTCTGGCGAATGAAGCGACCAATGATCTGAGACATTAGCTCGTGAGAAACCACATGGTCAGCCACGATGCCACCACGGATCTCGTTGATACTCACACCCTCCTTGACAAGAGGCGTGATCAGGACAGCTCCAGGCGTTTTCTTGAGCCATTCAAAAGTCTCATCTCTTTCAGTTGAATCATGGGTTGAGAAAAGGATCTTTACAAGACTTGGATCCACTACTTTGGAGATGCAGGCTTGCAAGATAAGGATGTGCAAAGTCCGCGTGGCAACAACAAGTGTTGGGTGTCCTTGGTCAGAGAAATGCTTGGCCCATTCAGCTATCAAGTTGTTTCGTTCCTTGAACTGAATGATGCCCAAGTCGTTGGTACGTTCAAGCAAACACCAACGAGATTCAATCTCAATATCATCGTCATCCACTTGGATGTGATGCATATTTTGAGTTGGTATCAGCTCACCTTTCTTGTTTCTCGCATAACCGTCCTCCTCACCCTGTCTGTAGTTGCCAGAATTTAGGTTGTCAACGATATAGATGGTGGGTTTGGCCACACGACCCACACGAATCAGTGGGTCAACCTCAACGCGATTCCTGATAGGACCCACAAGTCCATGGATCCTTGAAAAAGACACCACATCATCCTCACGAGTGGTGTCTGAGGCACCTAGCCTAAAGAAGGCTGGAGTTGAAAGAAGGATGCGTTGCCAACTCTCACTAGAAGAATGGTGACTCTCATCCACAAGCACTGTCATGAAAGTCCTGAACCACTTCTCATAGGTCAACTCATCGTAGTTGGCGTGCATACAAGCTGCAGTCGCCACAACCATGTCTTTGCCTTCACAATTTTTCTTGCCACCACCAAACTGAGTGATGTCCCAGTCAGGAAGAAACTTTCGTGACTCACGATAAACTTGGTTGATGAGTCGTTCTGTAGGTGTAAGATAGAGGAATCTTGACTCAGGAAACCTTCTCTTGATCATGGCAGCCGCAGCACAAAACATGGCTGTCTTACCACCACTGACAGTGACTTTATGCACGCCATGGGCGTGATTCAACCAGGATGCAATGCATGACTTCTGGTTGCCATCAAGATCAAAGTCTGCAACAAGAAGATCATCAGGAATGTCATCAACAACCAAACCATGAAATGGACTCTTGATCAGCTTGTCCTTGTTGACTTCGATGTTTAGCTTCTTGCAGGCTTCAAGTATGGAGTCCTGAAGTCCACGAAGAGCTTTACCAGCTTGAGCGGCTGAACGTTCAATCAGACGCATGTAACCGTCCCAGCCTTTCTCACCACCAGTCATCTTGTAAAGCTGGTATGAGTCTGCACGCCAATAGTTTGGTGGCCTTATTTTTGTCTCGTCAATAAGAGCTGACAGCTCTTTGGCATCACCTTCAATGTGGAGATAGATAGCTGTTTCGCGAAGGAAAATCATAGATCGAATCGAGACACCCAAGCATTGAGTGGTTGCCAGTTCGTGGTACTACCATCTGGCAACACGTCCCATTTGAACATCTGATGTTGACTAGAAATCTTGTAGCCAAAAAGCTTGAGGTACTCATTCATGGCTAAGTGTCTTTCAACAGAGTCATGGGTTTCAAGCAGTATGGTGTTGAAGAACGTGACTTCTTTTCTATGACAGGTCCATAGCACATCATACTCACCACCTTCGATGTCACACTTGAGTGTGGCTTTTCCTCTGTACTCAGCAAATCGGTGGACAAATTCCTGAAGTGGCACACTGTTCACAAGATGGCCAACAGAACCAGTCGTTGAAACATTGTCAGAATCACTGATTCTCACAGGGGTGTAATCACGACTTGCGGCCCTATTTTCAAGAAAGAATTGGTGATGACCACCAAAACATCTCTCAAGACGTTCATAGTTTCTAGGGTTGGGTTCCACACAGACAACCCTTTCAGCCTCACCCAATGAGTGAGCCATGTAGGCAAAGGTTCCAATGTGGGCTCCAAAGTCAATGACTAATTGACCCTTGAAACAACCTTTCTGGATTCCATAGCCATTGCGTGTGACAACCTCATCGAATACTCCTGGGTTGCCATCTCTCAGGAAGTTTACATCTATGCTTGACATATCTACTCCGCGGGACGCCCCTTTATTTGGTTACGGTGTCTTGTACACACCTAATTTTATCGACAACTTCATTGAAAGATATTGCGGACAAAACAGCACATTGCGGCATCTGAGCTGTTGGACAATACCGTGGAAAAGATGACGTATAAGCATGGCATGGTGCCATATGACAGGCGTCTTGTTTGAAGATGGAGTAGTGGTGATGATAGTAACTCACTCGAGTACCAGGCCTTACTGGTCCCCAAAGCCCAACGCATGGAACACCCATGGACCCGGCAATGTGGACAACCATACTATCAGGTGCAACACAAATTCTGGCTTTTTGAATCATTGCCCACAAAACTCTCAAGTTCGGTGCAACATATGGCACAACATTTATAGGATGATCTTTAAGCATGTCATTGAAGACATGAGTATGACCAATGCCATCATAGATGGCATACCAAACTAAGTTTGGAAAAGACTTTGCAACATGAAGCAACAGGCTCACCGATTCGTCTGGCGTGAGAGATCTAACACGTGATGCAGCTGAAAGTTGAAATATGCCGATAGGCATGTTTCCAACAACTTTATCCGCCAAGGCCGTCTCGTCCAGGGTAAAATTTGGAGCAACAGACTTAAGGCCAGGATCAACCTTACTAGGGTCAATTCCAATTTTGAATAGCATTGAGTCTAGCGGGTGAAGTTGTGGCGAATGCTCATCTAGATTGGCCACAACTTCCATCATGATGTGGTGATCGAACAGATTGAAGATGGAGAGATCAATCGGCAACACATTTACAGATTGAATCCATGGAAAGTTGGACCAGCATTCCGCATTACCCGGGTCTACAAGCACATGAACTTTGTAGCCCATGTTGTGCAATATCAGTGTAAGTGGCCAGGTCATTATCTGGTCACCATACCCACCACACCCGTTGTAAACTAGGACTGTGCCGCCTTCACCTTCTCTGGCTACAAAATTAGCTAGACGAGGTTCTAGAAGTGATTGTTTGAGGATGGAAGAGTTAAATTCTTGACTTCCAGCCAGTTTTACAAGTTGAGCGCGGCCAAAGATGTAGTTTAGTCCAGGAAGACCTTTGAACACTGACTGGCCTGAGCTCTTGTTAAAATGAAGCTCAACGTGCTTGTGAAACGTTATGATGTTCATCGAAAAAGTTTTCTACGGCCAACCATCTTGTATCCACGGCTGGATAGTCTTACTTCCTTTATCTGGTTCTCTTCAGTGATGTCTTGAACTGATGTTATCTCACTTAGGGTGCCCTCAATGCGTAGAAATCTTCTATGCTTGAAAGCTTGGTCCAAAAACTCTGGGTCATCCAGACTAAAGTCCCCATCCCTGACCTTGCCTAGGAATTCTTTCATAAGGACAAGAACTGTAGTTAATGCTGCATGAAACTAAAGAAACAAGCTGGACAGTTCAACACCTATAGTGCTGAGTTAACCTACGGAGAGATCCTAGTGCTTCGTAACGCCCTTCAAAAGAGCCCAGGCATGGGACCAGAGGCCGATGAAATGCTCGAAGGATTCAACTGGTACTTGGAAAAGATGCCAGAACCGGGCCAAGAAGGTGACAAGAAGGAAGGCACGTCTGACAACCCAAATATGGCCAAGTCTGAGGCTGATGATGCTCTTAGTCCAATGCTTCTTGAACCAGCTCCTGGGCAAGAAGAGGAAGAGATCGCCAAGGACGAGGAGACATTGGCTGACAGATTGGGTGTGGCTGCCACTGAGGAGGAAGAAGAGCTTCCAGAGCCACCCACTAGATAATGAATACGCCACTACTGACGGACTCTCAGGCCTCATCGGGCCAAATTCAAGTTAATGCAATAAACAACACCCTCGCTCGTCATGCAGCAAAAGGAATTGATGCTCATGACGATGAAGGTGTTGTGTCCTATCTATTTGCAGACTCAGGTGGTAATAGTCTGAGTCCGTTCAGTTTGGTTATTGGAGGGGCCCAAGCTAATACTGGTACCCCTCAAAAAGTGTATCTGCCTGTGGCACAGAACCCACAGTTCATACCCACAACAGCTAATCTTCTTGTTAGAATCTATGGATTGATATCTAACATGTATATCAATCCAAGTAACCCATCACTTGGCTCATGTCAACCCACAGGCCAGCTTCATTGACCTCAGAAAAACCTTTTCAGTGTCTGAAGCCAATTTTGGCTACTCATGGCTTCCTATTGGTGGAGTTCCATACATCGCTCTTATCACAGGTGATATCATTGTAGAGACATCAGGAAATTACAATTTCTACTTAAACTCAGATGATGCATCTTGGTTGTACATTGATGGAAATCTTATCATAGACAACTCATGGGCAGATGGTTGGAATGGTTGGGAACACGGGTTTGGTGTATGGACACAAAATGGAGTGGTATCAAACCAAAAGACAGTGTATCTTAACGCTGGTACATACTCAATAAGGATAGTAAACCAACAAGATACCATTGGCGCTGGCTTAGTCTTTAACCTTCCAGCTGGCATAACATATGGAACACTTGTTCCAACAGGTCTGGACCCATTTGAGTCATACCAGTCTGCGTCTAATACTTTCAGCTTTCAAGGCATTCTATTTACTAACCAAGATGAGATGGAGGCCGGCATGGCCGCTGTAATCTTGGACGTACAGAACAGTGACCTGACGTCAGATGCCAAGACAGCCATTGTAACTCAACTTTCTATTCAACCTTTTGAAGATGTTGACAGAGCATATTCTGTCGTTGTCAACGGAGTCACATACCGATTTGGGGTGACTATTATATCATCAACTGGTTTTATTTCGGTGGTCTATAATCCATGAACACACGAATCATAACTTCGGCTGAACTCGCCACACAGCAGGAGAGAATCAACCAGATTAGAGATTTGTTAGAAACTCACGCTGAGCAGACACATGGCCAAACACATTTGGGGCATGCCATAACAAACCCAGCAACATCCTACAAAGATAGTGCGGGTCAATCCTGGCCAGGCTCAAATGGAAGAGTGAGTGTGATAAAAGTTGACAACGTACTTTACTACGTTCCTTCACAGATCGTGCCATGAACTCATCAAATCTAGTCACAGAGAGAGCCACAGACACTCTGAGTAGCAGTGTTGATAAGCTTCTTCAGAATCTTAAAAATCACGAGGCGCTGCCCATTGACCTATCACATTTGGGTGTCACAGTACTAAATGAGCCCGTGTTTGACAATGCTCCAACGCCGTATGATGATTCAGTTCCCACGCGATATGGCAATAAGGTTGGAACTGTCACTTTACAGATAAGGTCAGGCGGAATAATCTACAGAATTCCAGCAAGTCTTTCGCCTTATGGCGTTCCACGACTTCCAACAATAACAACACAGCTTAATACAGAAGCTTTTAGTTTGGCCCCAGAGGGTCAAGCTCAACCAAATGTTGGAGTAACATGCGATTTTGAAGCCACTCAGTCGACAGTGGTTACATGGGAAGTGTATCTTTCTACCGGCTGGACTAGCATGAATTTTTCCTTCTTTTATCAGAATGGAATTAAGTATGCAGCATTTCCAAGTGGTGGACACACTTTCCAACCAACAACGGCCACATGGACATATAAAAATGCTGATGGAACACCTGGGTCAACTACCAAAACTTCGGGTGATGTAAACTTCACCACGCCAAACTATCCGAGTGATGTTTCAGCCCAAACTGCATCCTTAGTATTGTCTTTTATCTCTGGTGATACATGTGGAAAAATAAATATTGGAAAAATTCGTCTGAAAATTGATAATAGCGCCATAGGTGGTGGAATACGTTACTCTGGAGAGTGCACTGTTTATTTAGAAGACCAGACGGGGTCTTGGATTGTGTCAGCCCTAGATCACCCATGGACACCTTTAGAGCTTAATCGACTCTTCAGATTCAAGACATGGTCATACAAACACGATCCACGTGAAACAGCCATTTACCGTGGACCACTAGGCCGTGAACTTGTTCGTAGAATGTTAGAAAAGTCAGCTGACTTGAATCCAATAAAAGAAAAAGTCATTGCCATGTTAAACACGAGCATGACAATGACTCAGAGATTTAAGTGTTATAGAGCACTCATCAAAGAGTGCTTTGTAAAGTATTGGCCAGACTGTCCTGATAAGTACGTGCAGAGTGAACTAGGTGACAACAACACCAATAAATGATATCGACACACGAGTGTCAGCAGTGTATCCAGCAGGGAGTGTTATCTTTAGCTGAGAGGAAGACACTATTGTTTTGAACGTTTGTCCACTGGCCTGAAATGCATCATCCACCGTTACAGTCGTAAAGGTATTAGATGTAGTAAATGGCGATGATAGTGTAAGAGTCAAATCACCACTTTGCAGCATCACCAAAAGTTGACCTTGTACTATAGTAAATGTGTTGGCACCAATTGTCAAGGTAGTTGTGGCCACCACATAGCTATTAGCGCCGTTAGTCACAGCCAAATAACTTCCAGATCCGGCGGTGGTTGTTCCAGTGTAATTGGTTGAGATTGTTGTGGTACCAGTGGTAATTGTGTTAGAAGAAGCAGATGCTCCAGACGCTCCACTAATGCCAGCTGGACCTACTTTCTTACCAGAGGTAATGTTGGTTGCCGCTGCTGCATTGCCAGCATAACCTGTGTTAGTCAGGACGACAGTTGTGGAATTAGTAATGCTGGCGACTACGAAATAACCAGCAGTCTGAACATAGACCACTTGGCCAGCCACTATCCAGCTAGTATCCGCTACTGAAACAGTAACATTCGAAGAAGGTGAGGGCATAATAAACAATGCACTCGTGGTTGTGAATGCATCTGTGCCCGTCTCACCAGAAAAGCCACTGAAACCTGATGCGCCTCTTGTTCCACTGAAACCAGATACTCCTGAAAAGCCAGAATAACCAGATTCACCTGCTCCAGAACCACCGCTGATAGGTGTAACGAGTGTTGGAACCAGCAATGAACCTTGTACCTCAGCCACAGGTCTCATGGTGATTTGAACATCGCCACAAACAGCTGCAGTTGAGCTACCAATATTGGTGACTTTTACAATGAACTCACCTTCACCATAGAAAACAGTTTGGCCACTTACCTCAGAAAGAGTTGAGGTAATAGAGGTGCCTGTCGTAGCACCATAAACTGAGGACCACAATACTTCCAGTCGAACCAGATTGCTTGGTGTGGAAGAAACAACAGCATTCAACACTCTGGCCTCAAACCCACTGGGAATTCTGTAGTTGAGAACCACGATTGACTGCGATGCAGCCAATGAGATTCGTGGCACCTGCAAGTCAATGATTTGCTCCTTATTATTGACCTCTGAGATGATAGAGTTTATTACCCGAGCCAGGATATTGTCTCTCTCAGCCAGATTACGTGTGGCATAGGATATGGTCGAGGCCGAGTTTGCGTCAGTGGATGTAAGGTGTCTTACATCACCGTTGCCATAATCTAGACCAGCGGCTTTTGGAAGTATAAGTGGAGTAATCATGGGTTGTAATTGAATTCGACCCTATCAGCAAAAGACTTATAGAGCTTAAGATGGAATCTGACTCTCTCGTCCAAGAAAAAGTATCGTTGTACTTTCTCAACTCCTTTCTTGGATCTTTTGAAATTCATCGAAACAGACTTTCCTTTAATTACTTTGGGAGTAATTGAGCCCACATGACCCAGACTTATCTTGTTTAGATTGATCACAGCCTCTTCGATAGTACTAACAAGACAGTCATGGACTTTATTGGCATCAACGTACGACTGACTTGGTGATTGACTTTGGCTTTTTGGTCATGAGTAGTTGAGACCAAGAGTGAGAAACTGATTTAGTGCTTGAAACTGGATTGCAACATTGACCTGTCTGTCATTGGGCAGCCTCTCAGTTGAGACCGAAAGAATGTTGACCCTGGGTTCAAACTTTGCAATTGCTTGAGTAACCTCCTGTTGAACTTGGGCCTCTAGAACTGATGTGTCTGGCTCAAATACCAACTTGTTTATTTGAGTTCCAAAGTCAGGATTCATGAGGCGCTCACCCTTCTGTGTGAGTAAGAGGTTCCTCAAATCAGATATGATAACTTGAACATCTGATCCGCCATTTAACACCCAGTCACCCACTGAGGAGTTGTCAGGCAACACTGGACCTCTTAGAAACCCTCTGTTGACAGTGATTATGGGTGCTGCACCCACATCCAAATAGATGATGTTAAGGTCTGTTTGTGGCTGAGGTGACTTGTAATTCCTGCCAGAAACCTTTATTACGTAGAAACCCTTGTTGACATACGTGTGAGTGTATGAGCTAGAGTACTCATTGCTGACTTTAAGTGATCTGGGTATGGCTGTCGTTGTGCCATCTCCCCAATCTATCGTTCCAGCCAAATACGTAAGAGCTGGATCAGTCTCTGTTAGAGTAACAGAAACAGTGACCGTCTGACCCTTTAAGGTATGGGCTGTCGATGTTGTCATTTATGGAGTCGAGTGTACTTGCGCCAAGCTGTGTTGTCAGTCTCATTAGACTCGAAAACTGGAGCTGGTCCTTGCGACTTCTCCTCAGTCTTTGGCTTGGGTTCTGTGGACTCATTGATCACCAGCTTTTGTACCACAGGCTTCTGCTGATTCTCATTAAGAGTTCTCATTGGTCCTGTCAAAGCTGACTTGTCCACTTTGAAGTCATTGCCAGCAACCATACGAGCGCTGTCACCCACAATGATGCTGTCACCTGCTCTGATTTGAGGAAGAGACAGCACATCTGGCACTCCACGATATTTCTTCTTCACATGATTGTCGATGCTAGATGATTCCACAGCAGCCTTGATCTTCATCATGATCTGAGTCTTTTCAGGATCAAGTCTGGAACGAATGGTCTCGAAGATTCTCTTCAAGTCATCGGCCTTTCCCTTAGATTCAAAGGCTGGAGCCTCGACTGGGGCTGGCAAGGCAGTCATAAAGACATTGACTACATTATCAGGCAGACGAAGATAGCGCTTGAAGATCAACTCAATCCAGGCTTCCTTTGGTAGGTTGTATGCGGCCATTACGTCAGCCAACTTTCCAAGAATGTCGGCCTGTGTTGACAACAAGTCTAGCTTCATCTGGTCCTCAAGGCCACCGATGTCAGCCATCTTGGCCTGAATGTTCAACGAGTCTAGATTGGTCTTGCCTTTAAGGATCGCGTGGAAATTACCCAACCAGGTGTACTGTGATAGGATTGGCTTGCGAATCGAACGAACCTTACGGAGGAAGCGAATGTCTTGAGCCAGCAAAGACTTGCCTGATGGAGCGTTCTGTCCGCCGGATTCACCAATACCAAACCAGCTCTTGGGCATGCCAAGGATTGAGTAGAAGAGATCAGTCAACAACTCAATGTCATAGACGTCTGGCACATTTGCAGTACCGGCCAGTTTCGAGATAGTGTGTTGAAAACCTTTGGGCATGGCCACCCACAAGACAGAATCAAGGGCCCATGGGTTGTAGAAGCTCTTAAAATCAGTGGGAGCCGCCAGGTTGTCTGTGGCACCAGCACCAAATGATTGCTTTGAACGAAGCATCTGCTTCCACCGCTGTACTGTACGCATCTGGTCAGCAGGGGCTTGTTCCTGAACGTCGATGTTGATTACATAACGATCAGGCTGAACCTGGGCTCTGTGGACAACCATCTGGTCCACGGCCATGCGTAGTTTCTTGTAGATGCCTTGAGCTTCATCATAGATAGCTTCGCCATACTCAGACGAGCGCATGCGAAACATACGACGCATGTGAAGTATGTCCCACGGATACCAGAGATCCTCAGCTCGTCCTTGTGAACTGGCAATGGCCGCACGAGGAATCTCAGTCACACCATCGGCAGCGACGAAAATATCGCTGGCTCTAGGTTTTCTGTCAGACCATTTGAAACCAATACACTGGCGATTCTTTTCAAGCCAGTAACGACGAACAAGCTTTGGATGAATGAAGTGAAGACCTAGCACGCCCTCACCTTGGGCATACTCAATCTTCTCATAATGGTTTCCAAGAGCAGCTAGATACCAGACTTGAGAGTTGAGAATGTCCTCAACGCCAATCAAATCTAGCATTTCATTGAGGTCATCCTCAAACTGGGCGTCGTTGCACTCAAACCAAAGTGTTCCTGGGTTTATAGGATCACGTTGAGTAGCTTCCTCAACAAGCTCGGTAAGAGCAGCAGCCATCAAGTCCCAGGTGCCCATTTCCTCCCAAAGATCAAGCACTTGATCCATGGATGAGGGACGCTTCATGATAGTCGCGTACTTCATCCAGGTATCTGGATTAGCCACGCGGCTAGCGTCCATGAAGTCGTCGACTAGCTCCTGGTTAGCCGAAGGCGTATTTGCACGAGGAATAATCGAGCTGACAGGGTCACCCGAACCAATGAAGCCCATCCTGCGCAGCAGCTCTGTTCCTATGGTGCTAAATTTCATATTTTCTTGTAAACTAGGGTAGAGTATGTTCTCTTAACCATGACAGAACAAGGTAAAGTCAAAGCCAAGCGGCCAGGTAAAGAGGCCATCATCGCCTTCAGATTGGAAAGTGATGATGGTAAGCTTCTGGACAAGGTTCGTGATGACCTGTCAATTCGCAGCGTCAAGTCACGCGGCCATATGTGCCGTAAGATTGTGAAAGACTTTCTCATGGGGAGACTAGTCTATATCACTCCCCAACACCAGTTGTTGGACCCTGCCCGGAATCATCCACAAGATCCTTTGGAGCTAGTTTGACTCTGAAGGCAAAATGAGTCTGGCCTCTCTGCTCAAAAGCAAAAGATGTGTTTGGCTCAGCAATAAATTGCTTGATGACATCGACCTGCTCTTCAGGAACTTTTCTGAAGAGCAGTTCGACTATGTAGTCATCGCCCTCTTTTAGTAGCTGAGTTGCCTCTAAAAAGGACATCAAGGCTGGTGACGTCATCAACCTTAAAAGCAGGCGGTCCACATAAGCCTTGGCTTTCTCATCCAGCTTTTCGGCCTCTGTGTCCTCCATCAGAAATTGAAGTATTCGATCAATTGTCACGACTTAAGTACAGTTCTTGAGTTTGTGATTGAACCTATCAAAGCTAACTGGAAATGGCGCACAGATGGTAATTCTGCCGTGCCAGTACCCAATGTAACTGTGTCTGGCTTTGCAGTTGATCCAGAGGGTTACTTCCCCTTGATCTATCGTGGGCCAAACGTCCGCTCAGCTAAGAACTGCTGGTCACTGCCATCTGGGTTGCATGAGTGTGGTTTTTCATTAGCCCAACAGTTTGCTGTTGAACTCCAAGAGGAACTGAACTTGGAAGCTGACTACACCAAGGCCAAGATGATTGGTGTGTACGAAAATATCGCGGCTGTAGACAACTGGCACTGGGTGATCACTGTGATGGCTCTGCCTGTGAAGACTCTGGATACCATGGTCAACAAGGAGCCAGACAAGCACCCTGAAATGCGAAAAGTGCACTACACTGAGTTGGGCAAGTTGCTTGATCTACAATGGGCTCCATCACTGGGACCATTTATCAAGGACAATAGCTTGGCCATTCGTAGTGCCATTTTGGACCTGATCTGATGCGATTCCTCATCTATGGCGATCTCCAGGCTGCTGATGGCCATGAGAGATGTTTCAATGACCCAAGCATGCCACTTCAAAGGTGGCGTGTCAACACCTTCATGGCGTTTCTTAAGAAAACCTATGACAAGCATAAGTGTGATGGCCTCATTGATCTTGGAGACACCACGGATGATCGTCAAGCCATTCCTATTCCCACGTTCCACTCAGTGCTGACGCCACTGTCAGCTTTCAAAGGTCGAAACATCAAGCTCATGGGCAACCATGAGCAGTGGCTTAGAAGCACAGAGGTCCACCCTGGTGTCATGTATGATGGTATCTTTACTGTGATAAAGTCTCATGGTGTGATTGACTTTGGCTGTGAGGCCGTATTTGCCTGTGTCTCATACATTGACAATGAGGAGGAACTGAAGAAGACCATCATTCAGACTGTCCAGAAGGCCAGGACAGTTGCAGGCACACGTCGTAAGGTTATCTTGCTTGGCCACTTCTCAATCCAGGGCGCTTTGGCCCATGGCATGACATTACAAGATGGGCTGGTGGCTGATGACATTCCACAAGTTGATGCTGCCTTCCTAGGCCACATCCACAAACACCAGCAGTTCAAACCCAATCATTTCTACGTTGGTTCGCCCTTTCAGCAAGATTTTGGTGAGCTGAATGAGACCAAGTATGTTATGGTTCTCGATACAGAGACTGGTAAAGCTGAACTGGTAAACACTAAGATGCCGCAGTATCATCGGCAGAGTTTGGAGCAGTTCGAAGCCACAGTAAGACAAGAGTCAGAGGATCGATTTGAAGTAAGGCTGAAATCTTTTGAAGAGGCTCAAAGATTCTATGGGCACCCACTGTCCCATAGAGCTATTCCAGTCTATGATTATATTGAGTCAGCTCCAGGTCAAGCAAATGTTGAAACAGTCCAAAAGGACGTGACATTTGATGTGGAGAGCCTTATGAAGGCCTACATTAAAAATAACCCTCCAGACAAGAAAGGCATTCAAGTCATGGAGGAGGATTTGTTGGCCTTTGGCCAAGAACTAATGGGTTAATTAGTTTATACGATTGATCTTGAATTGTTTCGGAGGACCGTATTCCGAAATATAGCACTTAAGCTGCACATTAACGGGTCTGAGTGGACCCTTAACACAAAACAACATGAATCAAGTCAGTCAAGTTAGTTTCGGGACGGACGCCACGAAGTGCAATGGCTACCTGCAGTATGCTAACGAGCGCCTTGGCAATCTCGATCTTATCATCGAGAATACCTCAGATTACGATCTGTGGTTCCAAGCTAAGGTTGCCTCCACGCTTACTGCGAGTGGTTTCACTAACGTGGGTTCGGCGGTCACAGTCAAGCCTAAGGGTGTAAAGACCCTGAGCTATAACATCCTCGCTAAGAAGTTCGGCTTCTTCGGTTCTGGTGTTGACAGTTCCGGCAATGCTAAGTCTGTTACGGCCAACGTAACGACCGTATTCCGCAACAAGGGCGATCTGCGCGGCGCTCAGGTCGACATCGTCAACGCTGGCAAGCGTGGTTGGGGCTACGATCCGATCTTCAACGATCCGGTCATCGGCCAATACTGGGGCAATCCTCCAGATGCTCCAAACGGCACTCAGCCTCCGAGCGATGGCTACGGTGGTGTGTCCGGTGGGTCTTCACTCAAAGTGAAGTTTTCACCGATCGGTGAAAATGCTTATTGGAGTAAAACTCACGACTCCAAGTGACCATAAATGAAGTTGTCCTGGATGAAGCAATAGATCTTGCCATCCAGGTTCAGAGGTGTAAGACGTCCACGAGCAGGGAAAATCTCGTCTCCTACATTAGCCCTGATATCGGCTTGTGGGCCTTTCTTGGCTAGCTTGAAGTGGTGTAGATCATGCTGTGTTTCCTTGGCCGAATCAGGGATGATGATCTCACTCTTGTTCTCGAAGTAAGGTTCAACCAACAGCCAGTGACCCATCATGTCGATGGTGTCAAAACTTACAACCTTGTCATTCAGACGACAAATCATGTCGGCCTGATGCAAAAGAAGCACTGGCTGGTTGTCAACCTTGAAGGTCGCATTGACCTGCTGAGAGCCATCAATCTGGTAGAGGTAGACCTCACCTTCCTTGGCATACATCTCCTTGGTGGTGCCATCAGGGTATTTGCCGGATCCCACTGCAATGCACTTGCCGTGGACGTGAGTCTTGTGAGCACTCTCAGGCAAAGCAATCTTGCCCTCGTAAGCCACTTCAGTGTTGACAATGGCAATGCGCTCGCCAATTGGTCGAATTTTGGTCATAGTTTAAGTAGTTCAATCTCTAGTTGAGAGACGGCTGTGTCATAGAACTGGCGATTTAGAAACTGGTCCACGGCAAACTCCACATTGTCATTTGCGTCTTGAGTTTTACCTTCAGGCGTTTGTGGTATGTGTGCCACAGAAAATCTGCACCTATTCATGAATTTCCTTGACTCCTTGAATGCAGATTGCGTGGCATCAGCATCATACATTATGCATACCTCCTTAATTGAGCGTATGGCCATAATCTTACGCTCTTGCATAGCTGATATGGAATGTTTGAAGACTGCTATGGGCACAACATCCTTTATACCACGACGTTGAAACTCTTGTCGCAGTGACATGACATTCAGTATGGATTCAACAACCACTACCGTTGTAGCACGTTTCTCACGTGCCTCGTCTAGGTTGTAAACCCAGCATGATGAGCCAAACTTTAGCTCATTCTTTGAAGGAAATTTCTTTGTGGATTCACCTGGTATGTCAACGTATGTACGGCCCTGATAGTAGACAACCCTGTCCCATTCATAGACTGGAAATATGGCATAGGGTTCCCAGAGGTCAGAATCTCTGGTAAATCCAACACCAGCATCGGCAAAAATCTCAACGGAGAGATTCTTACGTTTTGCCATCTTGGCTATAAGCCGATAGTAGGCGGAGTCAGGCTCATCTCTCAAGGCAATGAAGCCTCTTGGAAGTTTTACATCAATAAGAGATGGGACGTAAGATTTCTCAACTCTGTCAACCTCGTCTGAAAGACTCTCAAGGGTATCAAGACCAACAGCTTGAGTTTCCCCATCTTCAATTGAGTAACCAAGAGATTTGGCCCATCTTACAAAGTCTCCACCCTTATTGCAACGCCAACAGTTTGTCTTGCCTGACTTGACGTTGATTGATCTGTTTCCTGTCTTGTCACCACAGTTGGGCTCAGGACACAGAATGATCAGTTCCTCTCTGGTGGATCTGTCGGGAACCACTGAGAATATGGCATGAACCTCAGATATGAGAGACTGGCCATTCATGTGTAGATACTATGTGAAGAACGTCAACGATCATATCCAAATTGCCGAAAGCCTTGGCGGATTGAAGAAGCCCAAGGTTCGTACCTCTGGTCCGTCTCTTTCTGACAGTCTTCGGGTGCTAGAGACACTTCGTAAGTCAACTGAGGCCAAACAGAAGGAAGAGGCCCCACACAAGTTGGGTCACACACCAATTCCTAGTTAAGGAACGTACCTTACGCCATCGGGTGTAGAGAGTAAAACGTCTTCACAGTAGAATGACGTTCTGATCTCGACGCCTTTTGCTTGGCTGCTAGTGTCGACTTCAGAAATGCCTAGGCTTGATAGCCAGGCATTTTTCATTATGTGGGCTGATGATGTTGACAAAGCAGAGACTGTTGAAGAAGCGTCAAAGGTTGTGGGAGTTTCTTGCGGTCTGTTACCACGTAAGAATCTCAAGGGAAGATCCCACCTGAAAGGCAGTGCAGCTCCATAGTTGTTGGCCTCAGAGATGTACTCAGCCTTTTCGCCGGACATAGCACCACGGCCGGCTCTAACTCTGGCTCTCCACTTGTAGAGCAGGTGATAGATTGGTGGG